GGTGATGGATTTTGCAAATTTAGAAAACATAGTTTTCAGTGGGCTATATAAAGTAGTGCAGGTAGAGAGCGTGTTTGATTCCGGAAAATTCACACAGGTGTTAGATTTGGTGAGATTCAACAATCAAGGAAAACAAATGACGGCAGTGACCACAATACAAGAACAAGAACGCCGAAAAAAAGCGTCAGACGCAAAAGAAAATGCAAAACAAATTAAAAAAAGCCTGGAGGGGATATATGACGGGGGATATAGTCCTTAATCTATGACAGATCTATCAACACCCAATAAACAGTTTCGTAATACTCAATACACAGAGCTTGATCCGGGCCCTTACATAGGCATTGTCAAGGACAATGTTGATCCAACCTACATGGGAGGATTGAAAGTGGTCATCCCTAGCTTGGCCAATACTGATCAAGTGCCGTCTGACATGCTGTATGACGTGAAATATCTCATGCCTTTTTATGGCGCCAAGAGTGCAGACGCCACGACCAAGACCAGTCCCTATGATTTTGATGACAGCCCGCACAGCTACGGAATGTGGATGGTACCACCGGACATAGACACTAGGGTATTGGTTACATTCGTGGAAGGCAAGGTGTCGGAGGGATTTTGGTTTGGTTGCGTGCAAGAGCCCTACACCAACCATATGATACCGGGAATCGCCGCCAGCCCTCACACTGCACTAGGCGCAGAGGGATTGTCTGACGATTCTGGTGAAACAGTGGAAACTAATTATGGTACCAAAGAAGTTCCAGTCTCTGAGGTCAATAGAACCACATGGACTGCGGCCAGCAACGTGGGGGGACTTGACAAACTAAAAAAACCCATACATCCTTTCGCTAACACATTAAAGAAACAAGGATTAATAAAAGATACCATCAGAGGCACAACAACCAGCTCTGCTAGGAGAGAAAGTCCCAGCGCAGTATTTGGTATCAGCACCCCGGGAAGAATAGACAGGAAAAGCAAAAAGAAATTTAAATTAGGACCAACTGATACTGCCAAAGAAACACAGGTAGTGAGAGATGCGGGCCACACATTTGTAATGGACGATGGTGACGCCAGAGGCAACAACAGATTAGTAAGATTGAGAACCAGCAGCGGACATCAACTGCTGATGCATGACACCAAGGGTTGCATATACCTAGGCAACGCATCGGGCAATGTGTGGATGGAATTCAGTTCCAACGGAGCCATCGACATCTATTCAGGACACACCATAGCATTGCGAGCCGTGGGCGACATAGATCTGCACAGCGACAACAACATCAACATGTTCGCCAAGGGTCAGATCAAGATGAGTGCAATACAGAAATTAGTATTGGATGGAGGGATGATACAAACGTACTCCGACACAGACACACAGATACAATCAGGCGGATCGTTCACAAACAAGGCAATAGGAGGATCGATAATATCGTTTGCAGGAATGGCGCAACTGCACATGGCGACCACACAACATCACCTTACTGGTGAACAGGTGCATTTTAACAGCACCTTTACTAATCCAAACATGATAACCACGTATGAGAGGACGGGTTTCTGGGATCTCAGCGGTACAGGAACGTTGAGAGAAGACAAACCAGAAGTGGATGTGACGCAGAAAGCATTCAATGCGCCATTGAAGTGGACTCCTACAGGCAACGTGTCCATGTCTGGACAGAGAGTTCCAACACACGAACCATATCCCGGACACTGGGATGATATCGTGACTTTTGCGGGCACAGAAGATGACACAGACTGCAACGTGCCTGGCACGGTGGGATTCCTCGCACAATTAAACAGAGACAGTGATAATGACACCTGCAGGATCGGACAGTTTGGAGCAGATTTGGCAGTGCATATGAAAAAATTGGATCTTCCTGTGACTGACGTGAAAGCCCTATCAAGGGCCGCGGAAGATTATGCCAAAACTTATCTAGAGAGATTCCCTGCGACTTTGCAAGGTCCGTTCAACATATCTGTGTTATCGGAGGGAGTCAGTTCCACGATACAGCAGACAATCACATCTGTCACGGGAGGCGCCGCGAACTTGTTGAAAGATCAAATATTTGTCAACCAGGGAGGTGTACTGTTCACTGCAGGCAACCTAGGACAGGCAGTGTCAGGCACTGTGTCATCGGTGTTGAATGATCTTTCTCAGGCCAAGGGTGTGTTCAATACTGCAGGAAACATACTCGGTGGAGTTCAAAGTGGATTGGGCAATTTACAAAATCTAGCTGGCCAAGGATTGCAAGGATTGACCACCCAAGGATTGCAGGGACTACAAGGATTAGCTAACAATGCCATCGGTGGAATTGCTAACCGGGCGCTTGCTCCGGTGACCAGTGCTCTGGGCAAAATAAATAATGTTGCAGGGCAAGTGAATGTAGTGAATGACATTTATAAATCTGTCATGGGCACGAGCATCACGTCAGTAACTCAGGTCAGGAGCGTTGTGGGCATGATAGGTAATCAGATAGGTTCCACAATAGCCACGGTGGGCAGAAGCATAGGAAAGATATTTGGATTTTAAAATATGAGCGAAAAGGACAACAGTGCTTTTATAGCGGATGGGCAGCAAACATTTAGAGGTTTCAGCTCGAGGTCCGACAGAACCAATTTCAAATTGTATGATTTTGAACTTATAAAGCAAGATCTCATAAACAGATTGAGTGTGAGAAAGGGAGAACGAGTTGAAAATCCCGAGTTTGGCACAATTATCTACGATGTGCTGTTCGAACCATTGACAGAAGCAACTAAACAAGCAGTTGCAGATGACATTGCACAAAATTTAAACGCTGATCCTAGATTGAGCGCACAGGAGATACTAGTGAGTGAATCCGAGCATGGAATATCGGTGCAGGCCACTATTACGTACATACCATACAATATAACGGAAAAACTTACCTTTAGTTTCGACGAAAACGCAGCTTTGCGCCTTTCTTAATCTACGCATATAATATAATCAATAAATATCCATAGTTTAAACTATGGCCACCACTGACAGACAAAATCGATTGCTTGTAGCCGAAGATTGGCGCAAAATTTACACTGCTTTCCAACAGGCAGATTTCAAATCTTACGATTTTGAAACACTGAGAAGAAGCATGGTGTCCTACCTCAGAGAAAATTATCCAGATGATTTTAATGATTTCGTTGAGAGTTCTGAGTATGTGGCACTGATTGATCTCATAGCGTATATCGCGCAGAGTTTAAGTTTCAGAGTGGATCTAAATGCCAGGGAAAATTTCCTTGAAACAGCGGAGAGAAGAAACAGTATTTTAAGATTGGCAAGATTAATAAATTATAATCCTAAGAGAAATTTATCTGCCACCGGACTGTTAAAGATCACAGCGATATCTACCACCGAGGACGTCAGAGACAGCAGCGGCAATAGTTTGATAAATTCTTCTATTGTTTGGAATGATCCCAGCAACACCAATTATCGAGAACAATTTATTACTGTTCTTAACGCTGCCAATGTAGATGGACAGAAATTCGGCAAGCCAAAAGAAAACAATAGTATTGGCGGAACACCCACAGAAGTTTATACTTTGAATTCCAACAACGCGGATGTGCCAGTATTTGTGTATAATAGATCAGTGAGTGGAATTACTAGACAATTTGAGATAGTGCCGTCGTCCATATCTAATTCTGAATCGGTATATGAGCAAGATCCTATTCCTGGAACAGGCTTCACATACATGTATAGAATAGATGGAGCAGGTGACACCAGCCCCAACACAGGATTTTTTGTCTTGTTCAAGCAGGGATCTTTAGGCAGCACAGAATTTTCAATCAGTTCGCCCACGACAAATTATGTTCAGCCCATTGCAATCAATAATATCAACAACACGGACGTATGGCTATACAAACTTGATGACTTTGGACAGATAGAAAAATTATGGACCAAAGTGCCAGACCTATCTGGCAGCAATGTGATATACAACAGTTTGTCATCTGATGTGAGAGATATCTACAACGTGTCAACCAAGAACAATGACGCAATTGATTTAGTATTTGGTGACGGTAATTTTTCTAATATCCCTTTGGGAACTTTCAGGTTGTATTATAGGACCAGCGATAACGCAAAATATGCGATACAGTCAGCAGACATGCAGGGTATAAGTTTTGTGGTGCCTTATCTAGACCAAGCCGGTGGAGAACAATCGCTTACTATTACCTGTGCTTTACAGCAATCAATTTACAATGCGGCAGCAGCAGAATCCAATGCCAGCATCAAGACCAAAGCGCCGCAGGTATATTACTCACAAAACAGGATGATAACCGCAGAAGATTACAACGTGGTTCCATTGTCGGCATCGCAAGAAATTATAAAAATTAAAGCAAGCAACAGGACCGCAAGCGGAGTAAGTAGATCGAGAGAGATTATTGATCCAACAGGGGCTTACAGCAATGTCACTGTGTTTGCGGATGATGGAATTTTGTATAGGGAAGAACAAACGCCACAATTTACTTTTTCATTCACAAACCGAAATGAGATATTAGACGTTATCGATAGATCTATAGAAGGGAAGTGTAAAGAAGCATATTCAAGGCAATTTTTTTATTACAAGTACGGAACTAAAGATTTAAGTGCTTTAACAGCTTCTTGGGTAAGCACAACAGTGGGAGTCAACACAAACACAGGTTATTTCAATGCGTCCGGTCCACTCACTTTGGGAGATTACGCCACAAGCAATTTAAAATATGCCAAAGTGGGGTCCATGATTAAATTTACGTCTCCGGATAATCGTGAATTTTTAAACGGAAAATTAGTGTCAGCGGGAAGCGACTTGGCAGAAGATCGTTCTTGGGCAAAAATAACAGGAGTGGTATTAGATGGCGCCAATCAGGGAGAGGGTAATTTAGAAAATGGTTTAGGTCCAGTAACACTCAACGACATAATTCCTAGCACATCAAAGGCACATGCTGTGATTCCTCCATTCGCAACCACATTTGACGTTGAACTGAAAAAAGATATCATAGATAGAATGGAAGCATACGAAGAATTTGGATTGAGATTTGACGAGGAGGATTCAGTATGGCGTATTGTTACAGGAGCCAATCTAAGCAGCAGTGCTATTTTCGCATTGGATGATGCTGGTGATATCACACAAAACAATCTTGATGCTAGTTGGTGGTTTAGATTTACTACAGATGGAGCCATATACACAGTAACCTATAGGGCATTACATTATATTTTTGAAAGTAAGAAGGATAATAAGTTCTATTTCGACAAAACTGATAGAGTTTATGATTACATATCAGGAAAAACCGTGAAAGACACAGTCAAAATATTAAAATCTAACACCGTACCTAGCACAGGGCTAGGAATAGGATATCCTATCGATTGGCAAATTGTTGACACTGTTGAAGAATCAGATGGATATCAGGATAACAGAAAAGTCAAAGTTGGTTTTTTCGATGACGACGACGACGGGGTGGTAGACAATCCAGATATTTTTGATATAGTCGTGGAACCTAACACAAACGTAAGCACAAAATTTGTTTTTTTCGAAAAATATATAGGTTACAACTCTATTGAAAGATACAGGCCATATCCAGCAAGCAATTTTATTATTACTGAGAATGAAGCCTCTATATCACTTCCAGGGTCCTACACAGACGGACAGCTATTTTATTTTTATGGTGTGACTGAGGACGTGATAAAAAAATTTGATGCTGCATCTATTACATTAAAGGACACAACGAATTATATTGCTAGAAAAGGCAGAAGCGATTTAGAATTTTTATACAAGCACACTGCCAGTCAAAATACTAGAATAGATCCGGCACAAACTAATATAATGGACATATATCTTTTGGAGAGGACCTATGATCAATTATTTAGAACTTGGTTGTCTCGAGGAGGAGAAAAACCAAATGCGTCCACTTCAGATCAATTGAGAATAAGTTACGCTGCTTCCTTAAATCCTATAAAAGCACTGTCTGATCAGATAGTATTCCATCCTGTGAAATATAAAGTATTGTTTGGTATGCAAGCAGATGAGCAATTCCAAGCTTCATTCAAAGTAGTGAAAAACGCATCAACGAATGTGACGAATGCTGTAATTAAAACCAGAGTGATTCAAGCAATAAATGAATTTTTTGCTTTAGATAATTTTGATTTTGGTGATACGTTCTATTTCACGGAACTTGCGGCTTACATACACACGCAACTTGCTCCAGATTTACTTACAGTGGTCATGGTGCCCAATCAAGCAGGACAAGGGTTTGGTTCACTGTTTCAAATCAGTGGAGCAGCAGATGAAATATTTGTAAATGGTGCAACAGTTGATGATGTGATTATCATAGATGCCATTGGAGCGAATCAATTAATGGCCAGCGGCAATGTGGTGACAACCACTACGGGATTGACGACAAATCAAAGATCAACTTCTGCAGTATCATCTGTGACAAATAGCACATCGGGGTATGGATCTAGTTCTGGATCTGGCGGCAGCGGAACAGGATACTAACAATGGTGGACAGACCCCTAGATAGTCAATCAAATTATGAGGTGGTCACTAGTAAAAACGGTGACACACTTAGGAGATCAGTTGAGCATCTACCTAGTTTCTATAGAACAGATACGAATGAGAGATTTTTAAGTTCCACACTGGATCAACTAATCCAGCCAGGAAAATTACTAAGATTAGATGGCTATATTGGCAGACGAGATTCTTACACAAGATTGACTACAGATAAATTTATTGAATCTGGAATCATAGATAGAGATAGCTATCAGTTAGAGCCAACTGTGACCTACACGGACAAGGACACTTCTTCAATCAACCCCGAGGATCAGGTCAAGTTTAGCGCTACTTACGATGATTATATCAATCAAATAAAATTCTTTGGTGGAGACGTAACAAACCATGATAGGCTCAATAATGAAAAAATTTATTCCTGGGATCCAGCAATTGATTTTGACAAGTTAATAAATTACAGAGAATATTATTGGCTGCCGGAAGGTCCGAACCCAATTTTAATAGGAAATAATGGACCAAACACAGTATCGGAGATAAAGGTTACGCACACCGGTCAGGGTGCATATAATTTTTCAATCTATCCAGGATTAGATAATCCGTCTATCACTCTTTCTAGAGGCAATACTTACAAGTTCATTTTAGACTTGTCGGGGCATCCTTTTTACATAATGACAGAGCCATTTAAAACTGGAGTGGCAGCAGATGGAAGTACATCTGTAATATACAATACAGGTGTAACAGGAAATGGTACAGAAAAAGGTACACTTGTTTTTACGGTGCCAACTAATGCGCCGGATGTGCTCTACTACCAATGTGGAAATCATCAGGCCATGCAGGGCATATTCACAATCAGGACCATAAGTGAAGCAACTAGAATAGACGTTGCACATGAAATTGTGGGCACAAAAAACTATACAATGAAAACAGGAAACAAATTATCGAATGGCATGAAGGTTAGGTTCGAGGACAATGTTTCTAGTTCCACTTATTCTAATAAAGAATTTTATGTTGAGGGGGTAGGATCGTCGATAACATTAACAGACACAGCAAACTTGATCGTGACGGGATCATACACTGAAGAATCTACAGAACCATATGATGGCGTACCCTATGCAGATAGACCATATTCGATCAGTTTTTATAGACCGGCAACACCCGATTACATCACCATCAAAAGAGATAGCATCGATGGCAATGCATGGAGCAGATACAATCGATGGTTCCACAAGGAAGTTATAGAGTCCACCGCTGTCGCTAATGGTTACACACCAGTTTTATTAGAAACAGACCGAGCTAAAAGACCCATAATAGAATTTGATGCTGGATTATCTTTATTCAATCACGGAACCGCTGCTAAAAAATCAGTGACTTTAGTTGATACAGTAACCAAAGACGTTTTTTCAAGAATGGTCAACCAAGCAGGATATATTGTGGACGGGGTGCCTCTAAAGAATGATATGCGATTGTTAGTAACGGCAGACACCGATCCATTAGTGAATAATAGAATATATCTAGTGAATTTTGTGCTGGTTCAGGGCACACAAGTTACTACATTAAAGCTAGTAGAAGACGCGGATGCCTTGCCGGCAGACGGAGACGCGGTGTCTATAGAAATGGGAGCGATAAATCAATCAAAAACTTTTTATTACAGCACCAGCCAAAGGCAATGGATAGAAGGACAGTCTAAAACAGATATCAATCAGCCACCCCTATTTTCTCTATTTGATGAAGAACACAAAGCATTCAATGATGTTGACAAGTATCCTAATTCTACATTCGCAGGAGCTAAAATATTCTCATATAAAACTAGTTCAATGGCTCCAACTGACCCACTATTGGGCTTACAGATCAAATACAACACCATAAAAAATCTAGGTGATGTTGTGTTTACCTCGGATTATGGCACAGCCAGTTTTGAATATAATTTAAGCAACACGACCTACGTGAAAAATTTCAACACCGGTCACGCACATCAAATTCTTTCTAGAGACAATCATGTCAGCAGATATGGATGGATTGAAAGGAAAGAAGAGAGTAGACAGAGAGTAATACGACTATTCGCAGTGACCAAAGACGAATTAAAATTATTTCCTGTAGATGTTTTTGAGAACAGCTTATCTTTATCTGATCTATCCATCACGGTGGATGTGAACAACGTCACCCAGAATTTAGGTAAAGATTACACTGTGGTCAACGGATTGACAAACAAATATGTAAAATTTGTAAAAGATTTAAAAGTAAATGATCTAGTAAAGATGATGTGCTACAGTGCAGCCAAGAAAATACCTGGCAAAGGCATATATGAAATACCTGAAAATTTATCTGTGAATCCATTCAACGCACAATTGTCAGATTTCACTTATGGACAGATATTGAATCATCTACGCAACATAAACGAAAAAAATGTTGAAATGACAGGCAATACGCCGGGCAGCAGCAATTTAAGAGACATAGGTGATGTGAGATTAGATGGTGGATCGATTATTCAACACGCCGCGGCCTTGCCACAAGCCATGTTCTTGTTGATAGACGGAAATGCAAACCTTATCAAATCGTTAGAGTATTGCAGCAGTGAATATCAAAAATTTAAAGAAACATTTTTAAATAATTCCCAAGGATCATCACATGAGGGCCTAGTCTCGGATAGGGTAGACGAAATTATAAAAAATATTTCTAGTAATAAAAATTCAAGTTTTCCTTTTTATTATGACGACATGATAGGACATGGTGGCGACCTTTCCGTTAGATCATACACAGTGCAGGACCCAGAGGAAATAGAATATGCCATTGACTTTCAGTTTAATCCAGATAAAATCAGCAATAGGGCAGTGTATGTATATCTCAATAATCAAATATTACTGCTGGGATATGATTATGAATTTAAAACTGATCAGGACGGTGTGGTTATAAAAACCACGCTGGTTTCAGGAGACAAGATAACAATCAAAGATTATGTGAGCACTGCAGGAAGTTTTGTTCCGCCCACACCAACAAAGTTAGGAATCTATCCCAAATATAAACCGGAAAAGGTTATCGACAATACCTACATCATTCCGATTTATGTAATCGTGGGGCATGACGGCAGCAAGACAGTTGCTTTTGGAGATTACAGAGATGATCTATTGTTAGAATTAGAAAAAAGGATTTATAACAATTGTAAAACAGAGTTCAATCGAGATTTATTATCTGCAGATGATGTGAGAGCAGGGGTATTTAGAACTACGGAATATAGCACAGAAGAAATTGATAAGATATTGAGCGTAGATTTTTATGCCTGGGCTGGAAAGAATGGGATAGAGTATCAAAATAATTTAACATATGATGAAAATAATTATTTCACATTCAACTACAGTAAGAACAAAAACATCATAGATGGTAAAAAATTACCTGGACACTGGCGAGGCATATACAAATATTTTTATGATACTGACAGACCACACACGCATCCATGGGAGATGCTGGGGCACAGCGATCGTCCAACTTGGTGGATTGAAACCTACGGACCGACACCTTATACTGCAGGAAATGAACTGTTATGGAATGATTTAGCAGCAGGATATGACACCGGATTAAAAAAAACAGTAAACAAATATAAAAGAAATGGATTAGCAAACTATATTCCAGTCGACACAAACGGAAATCTAAAATCACCAATTGCGATAGGATTGATAGACCAATATCAGAACCTAGGATCAAATGAGCGTTGGAAGTTTGGTGATCATGGACCGAGTGAAACAGCATGGCGTAGAAGTAGCCACTATCCTTTCAGCGTAATGAAATTGTTGGCACTGACCAAACCTGCCAAATTCTTTGGATATTTTTTAGATAACAGTAGACTAGGAAAAAATGTACAAGGAAATTATATCAATACCGAAACACAGGTTGCAGCTACATTAAAATCAACCACGTATTATTTAGAAACCAAAAATAACGACGCACCAGACAACACCGCTGGTTATCAACCATTCATTGTGAATTATTTGATAAAATGTGGGTTGGATCCAGCTGCATTTTTTTATGATAAGATGAAAAATCTTAATGTGCAACTAGCATATAAATTGGGAGGATTTACAGACAAGGACAATTTAAAAGTTTTAACGGACAGCGTGAGTCCAGGATCGACATCGGGATCTCAATTTATTCCTGATGAGAACTACAAAGTTTTATTTAGAGTAAGCAATCCTGTGCGAGAATATGATTATTCTGGAGTGCTTGTTGAATTAAACTCTAACGTCTCTGAAGATGGCAGCAGTCTCCTAGGAGGATACAAAGTTATAGGTTACAACACAATCAAACCTTATTTTAAAATAAGGCAGCCTGTACAGAACAATAATGCTTACAATATTTCAATAGCAAACAGCACTGGTGTAATTTATAACGATTACAGTTTGAACGAGACTATTGTTCCTTATGGCACAGTGTTCACTACAACGCAACAGGTTATAAATTTTTTAGTTGGATACGGAAAATATTTAGAATCGCAAGGATTTATATTCGACAGATTTAGCAATGAGATCAAGGAAATAAACAATTGGGAAACCTCGGCAAGAGAATTTTTATACTGGACCAGACAAGGATGGGCTCCCGGTTCGGCAATTACTTTAAGCCCAGGAGCTGCTGGTTTTATAATAGAGACCAAGGATAGCGTGATCAATGATTTTGAAAACACATTAGGACAATACTCTATTTTAGATTCCGCTGGTCGTGCAATAGAAAGTCAGTATATTTCTACCAAAAGGGTCGGAAATAAATTTTCTATAGCAGTGAAGAATACTGAAGTAGGAATCTATAATATATCAATGAATGCTGTACAAAAAGAACAGATAATACTCTTTGATAATATAACGGTGTTCTCTGACATCATATTTGAGCTAGTCACTGGGTTCAGGCAGCAGAGATTAAAATTAGTAGGTTGGAAGACAGATGATTGGAATGGAGACTATTATTCTCCGGGATTCATATTTGATGAAGCCAAGGTTGATAGATGGGTAGCCAACGTAGATTATCAGATAGGAAATACGGTAGAATATGCAAGTGGGTTCTATGTTGCTAAAAAAAATCATAATTCCCTTAGCAAGTTTGACTTTGATAACTGGACCAAGAAAAAATCAAAACCAGCTGCCCAATTGATACCAAACTTTGATTACAAAATATCACAGTTCAAAGATTTTTACAATTTAGAAACAAATAATTTTGATGAATCACAGCAAAAACTAGCTCAGCACTTGACTGGATATCAATCTAGACCATATTTAGAAAATCTTTTCCTAAATGATGTTTCTCAATATAAATTTTATCAAGGTTTTATAAAAGAAAAAGGTACGCAGAACGCAATAGACAGATTAGTAAAAGCAAAATTCTATGGAGAAAATATTAATCTTAAAATTTATCCTGAATGGATGATAAAGGTAGGAGAATTTGGAAATCTAGATAGCAGTAAATCTGTACAATTTGTTTTGTCTGATGATACCTTTAAAAGCAATTTTCAAAGCATTGAATTGCTAAATGATGATAACCAAAACAAGGAATACGCAAGATCGATTGCTGTGGCCAGTGATCAGTTATATTTCAAGCCACTTGAATACCAAGCGTCCGAAACATTTTTACAATATGATTATAATACGCAGGGATATGATAGAGACTTTGCACAAAAATACAGGACTGCAGGGTATGTGAGAACCACAGACGCACAACACACTGCATTTAATGAAGAAGACCTATTGAATTTAAATATTAATGAGATATCGAACAAAGATCTTATATGGATAGCAAGAAAAACTAATTTTGACTGGGACGTGCAAAGAATTACAAACACAAACCTAAATCTTGTAGCAATCAAACCGTTCAATAATAATACGCAGGTAGTATTGTTACTAAACGGAGCTCACAATTTAAGCGTAGGACAATACATAGCGGTGAACAACAGTCAGTTTCCTCTGTTGAACAGAGTTTATCAAGTGAGGGAAGTTGTAGATCCGAGGTCCTTATTAGTAGATTTTCAAAACGCCAATACAATCAGCAGGTCTTTCACAGTAACCGACGAGTCCACGGTGGTGACATATGGCAGTCTATACTCTTTCATCAGCGTCAGATTATCTACATTAGACAATGTGAACAGCCTGTTGCCATATAGTGAATATCGTGCTGCAGACTCTTTAAATAAAATACCCGGAGATAAAATCTTTGTAGACAATGTGGGAGCTAGGTGGAAAATTTATGAAAAAGTCAATCCTTATCGGGAAGTAAAACTAGCTTCTCCGGACGTAGATGATGATCAAGAATTTGGCTACAAGATAGTGGCCAGATCAGATGGCAAATTTGTTGTAGTTTCAGCGCCCGGAAGCAGAAATATATCATCGCAGGGGACGTTGAATTTTTATAGCAGAAGAGAAAATACAGCGGGGACTGCATTTACTCTCACAAACAGTTTTACAATGGGCGACAGCAGCACTGGTACTGGTAGATTGGGCCAAAGTTTGTCGATGAGCACAGATGAAAATTTCGTTGTAGCTGGAGCACCGGAAGCAAATATTTTAACATCAGACGGAAGTAGCAGACATTCAAATGCTGGGTTGGTCAAGATATACATCTGGGACAATGTCACAAGATCATATGAAGAATTCAGCACAATCAAACCAGCAGAAGATAGCAGCAACACGCCCAACATGCAATTTGGTTGGTCGCATGCAATAGCGGAATCAACAGAGAACAGCGATAGAGATACCAGACAGAAATATCTTTTAGTCGGAGCCCCCGGATATGCCAATGACACGGGAATAGTTTACATATACACATATACTCCGGTAGGAGACAGTGCAGAAGCTGCATGGACACAGGACAACAACGTAATCAGCAGCCAATCTGGCGCCAACAAGAGATTTGGTCATAGGATGGCCCTCAATGACAATGGCGATATATTGGCAGTGTCAAGCGTGAGTCCAGATGATGCGGGCATGGTAGAAATTTTTGTACGAACCAGTCCAAGCAACGATAGCAGCACTATTCCGGGATTCACTCATGTGCAAACTTTAAAAGGAGTATCTTCGGGTGATAGCACATTAAACACTTCCTTCGGCGAGGACCTGTCCATGAGTAAAGATGGGAGAACGCTGGTAATTTCCGCCCCGGGCAGAGATATTTTACAACAGGCGGATGTGGGGACAGTTTACATTTATAAATGGAATCTAGATGGATCTACCAACACATACACCCTGCATCAAACAATTGATTCTCCCGAGTCAGCTACCAATATGCGTTTTGGATCAACGGTTCATATTAATCATGCTGGTGATAGGTTGGTCCTTGGGGCTGAAAAGTTTTCGAACAGTCGCGTGATGTTATTGGACAGAGGGTTGACAACATTTGACCTGCAAGACACACAACTGATCGATGATAACATCGGATCTGGGGGAGTATTTACAGCCACCAAATACAATGATAGATTTATAATAGATGGCAAATTAATATCCGATAGGACATCATCCAATGATGATTTTGGCAGAGCAGTGCATGTGATTGATAATACTGTATTTGTCGGAGCACCGGGAGAAGATTCTGCAAAGAATGACATTTCCACGCGCGAAAATGATGGTATGGTTGTTGTGTTTGATCTAAAAAAACCTAGATCTTTTAGCTGGGAGGTGTTGCAGGAAGAAGAACCATTGATTGATGAACGATTAATAGATTCTGCCTTCATATTTGATCGTGCTGCACAAAAAATTAAATCATACATGGACTACTTCGATCCTGTAAAAGGTAGAATATTAGGTTTGGCAGATAGAGAAATTAATTATAAAACCGAATGGGATCCGGCAATCTACAATTTAGGCACAGAGGGGGTCACAGTCAAACCCGCTAGCGCCTGGGCAGAAGAACACATAGGAGAGGTTTGGTGGGATCTCGGAAAAGTGCGATGGATATGGTATGAGCAGGGTGATCAAGAATATAGAACTAAGAACTGGGGCAAACTTTTTCCTGGCAGCAGTATTGACGTATACGAATGGATAGAAACTACACTGCTACCATCGGAATGGGACACATTCGCAGACAGCGCAGTTGGGCTGAGCCAAAAGATATCCGGTCGTCCACTCTATCCAGACAACAGTGTCTTAACTGTGAGACAAAAATATGATTCTCGATTAGACGGATTCGTAAATTATTATTACTACTGGGTAAAGAATAATGTGTTCTTACCTAACAGCAGCAGAAGCGTAGTGAATAGAAAAAATACCACAGGATATATTTCTAACATAATATCTAATCCGAAAGGATCGGACATAAAACATTTCGCAGTGTCTGGAAAAAATAAATTAATTTTATTCAACCTAATAAATGATATCAGTAGCGATAACACTGTATTGAACGTGACATATAAAGATACGGTGAAAGAAGGTGATGTTCATTACGTATGGAAACTTATAAAAGAAGGTGACAAGGACGATGCTCCGGCTGAGCAGATTGAGAAGAAGTGGTGGGACAGTTTAATTGGCAGTGATGAGAGTGGCAATGAAGTGCCAGATATCGCTTTGCCTTTAAACCAAAGATATGGAAACAAGATCAGACCAAGGCAGAGCTGGTACTTAAATAGATTTTCTGCACTAAAAGAAATTATTGATTACGTAAATAAAGTATTAGAAACGGCACAGTTGGCAGACACCATTAGATATAATAATTTGAATTCATCTGAGGCCGAACCAACTTTAATATCCGGAGAATGGGATAGTACGGTTGAAACTTATGATGACTTAACGTTCATTGACACCAGAGATATCAGTGGAACAACAAATGTATTGGTGAAGAATGATAGCAAATTTAGCAAAGGCTTCTGGGCCATTTATAAATGGAACGGACAAGAGTGGATAAGAACAAGACTACAAACATTTAAAACCAGTGCATACTATGAACGTATTGATTGGTATGATGTATCATTCAACAAAAATATCGTAATAAGCAAACAATTAACCAATCAGTACCAACTAGATGCACTCACACTACCTTTAGGTAACTATGTCAAAGTTTTAACGTCTGATACCGGCGGTTGGAAAATATTTGAAAGCACCACTAGCGGATTCAAGAATATTGCCACACAGAATGGAACCATTAAACTTAATACCTCACTGTATGATTACTCAATAGATAATACTGGATTTGATGGCAAGGATGCCTTTGATGCTAATTTTTATGATAGTGAACCTAAGTTAGAATTGAGGAAAATATTCACTGCCATAAGAGATGATATATTCATAGGAGATCTAAAAATTGAATACAACAACATATTTTTTATAGGATTAAGAAAGGTATTGGAACAGCAAAAGTATGTTGATTGGCTGAATAAGACAGCATTCTTAAATGTATCAAACATCCTGCGAGAACTCGACCAAAGAAAAAGTTTCAGAGTTAACACAGAGGATTATGTTGAAGACTACATCAATGAAGTTAAGCCTTATCACTCTAAGATCAGGGAATATAAATTAGGCTATACTAGTTTTGAAAACCAAGATGGAATCTACACTGATTTTGATCTGCCGTCTTTATATGATGGAAACAAGTTTAGAAACGTTGATATATCTACCGACGTTGGTGTGCTCAGCACATATCCATACCGTTTCTGGAGAGACAATTATAAAAAATATGTAGAAACTATCACTGTAGTAAATGGTGGCAGCGGTTACAGTACGGCTCCAACGGTCACATTGGTTGGAGGAACAACAAGAACAGTTGGACCATTCACTGTGTTGGGCACAAGCAAAATGGGAGCATCTTCCGGCACATTTGGATACTTCCATCCTCTCTACACCGCGCAGGTAGATGCCAATCTTGCTGATTCGCAGGCCGGTGGGAGTGGCTCTAGCACAGCGTTCAAATTTGAAGAGTTTCCAGCGATTGATTTCTATATGCCTACCACGGGTCAAGGTATTGCAATATCAGATAGGCCCGCCGGATATGAAGTTTACACATTGAGTGATGTTACTCATGCCACGGCTCGAGCAGTAATCAAAGAAGGTGCAGTATCTCGGATAGTTGTGTTGACCCCAGGGAAAAATTATACATCAACACCTAGCGTCATCATCACAGGTGGAGGAGCCAATGGAGTTTCCCCATCCAACACAGCAAAAGCATATGCAAATCTTAGAAATGATCTAGTAAGGGATATCAGCACCACGATCAAATTTGACCGAGTGCAGTCAACTGCCACTGTAAGAACATGGACACAAAATACCACATATGCATTCAATGATTTAATTAGATATGAGAACAAACTTTACAAGGTAAATGCTACCTATGTAAGCACTGCCATTTTTGATGAAGGATTGGCCTACCTTTTGGCGCTGAGGGGAGACGAGCCGTATATCACTGCAGCAGAGAGGACGTTGGGACTGTATGCCCCCGAGTCCGGCATGCCGGGAAATGAATTATCACAGGTCATGACGGGAGTGGACTATGGTGGAGTCATGGTCACAGGACTTGCATTCGATGAAGGTCAAGGTTGGGATAGATCTCCGTGGTATGATTTGGTATGGGATGGTTTTGGTCTATCCAGAGTGAAAGTGTTCTATGGAGATGGCTCTACAACTAACTTCACTTTTGACTTTGCTCCGTTGCCAACGGACGTATACACAGTATATTTTACCGATATAAGTGACTCCTCAGCTCAATATCCCGTGTCCTCGGCCAATGTCAACAGGATAAGACAGAGAAGCCAAGTTCTAAGAGGAGACGGCACAACAAAAATATTTACTATCCTGGGAGATAATGGAAGTGCACCACCGGCTAGCACAATAATTGAATTAATACCTTTTGATGATGATGGCGTGTTGACACCCACTGATGACAAAACATTGGATTCATTGATCAGCGGTGGCTTATTCAAGTCAGCTCTCGGAGTATCACCAACAGATATCATCGTAGAGGGAGATGCTTTTCTAACCCCCGAAACAAGTTATTCACCGGAAGAAAATTTACCTGGCAGCATATTTGATACGTTGGATATACGTGTATACACAGCGCCAACGTCGGGTGTGCCCTTTATCATACAAAAAAATTATATAGGTGATGCATCCACTACAGTGTTCTCGATAGGACAATTGGCGGGCACGCAATCATCTATAGTTGTATCGATCAATGGATTTACACAAACTTTAAATTCCCAATACACAGTGAACGTGCAAAACAAAACAATAACATTTGCAACTGCACCTACGGCAGATGATGTCATCTCAATTAAGAGTTTTGCAATATCAGGCAGCAATTATATGGTACTTGACACTTTCGTGGGAGATGGTTCCACATATTCATTCAGGACAAAAAGTAGAGAAACATATCAATTAGACAGCTCAATGAGCCAATTATTTGTCACGGTAAACGGTGTGCCTACTACAGATTACACCTACACCATGAGTGGTAGAAACATCGTTGTGAACTTGCACACTGGAGATGGTTCAACTGCCTTGGTACCATCGGCGGGAACCAGCGTACAGATAGCATCATTCAATCAGGCATCAGGCAGCGGCAGAGCCCATGCTGAAATAAGATCACAACAAATTGTGTATGACGGCAGCACCAGTGCTTACACATTATCATATCCTGCAGGATCAACAGGACCTTTCTCAAGCCTGACTCTCTTGGAACATCAAGGAAAAATACTGCGGGGACCTGACAACACTTACTACGTAGGTGACGGATCCAGCAATACTTTTTCTTTCTTGACATATGCGGGCTCGACAGAGGACGGCAGCACATCCTCAGCATACAGCGACGTTATAAATGGTGAAAAAGAGGGCATCCTCAACACACCTACAACGATGGATTCATGGCCTGTGGCACAGTACAACAGTGCCTGGTACATGGCGATCACGAGAGAAGAAGTCAGTGGAGAATTGTCAACGGCCAAATACTCCTTGGTGCATGATGATACTAGTGCATTTGTGACCACGTCGGCATTGACGCCGGTAGGTATAGCGAATCAACTCACAACAGACGCTGACATCACAGCGGGAATAGCCAATCTAGTTGGTACGGGCAGCAGTGTATTGAATTCAATCGCATACTACAGGATTGGACTGGGCGACAACACAACAGCCACAGCAGGAGCCAAAGTAATCACTCTCGTCAATAACTCCGTGGGAGTCACAGCATCTGTTTTTGATTCTTGGGGTGGAGCATCTAACAGAGCCGCCAAATATTTCATATCTGTGGAATCAGTCGCGGCACCTGTAAAAAGAAGTAACCTCGAAGTGGTGGTGGTGCATGATGACACTAATTCATACGTAACTTCCTATAATTTGGTAAACACCGGGGCTTCTGAAATGGTGACCGTGACAACAGATATAAGCGCAGGACAGGTCAGATTAAAATTGACCTCCAATGATGGGGTATGCAGGGTTTCAGGTTATAGGATATTATTAAGTGAGCTAGACTCTGGAGATGGAAATAATTTTTCCGGGACCACAGTGATTAACAGCAGCGACACAGCCATTGACAATTTTCAAACTACAGATTATATCGGTGCTCACTACATCGTGTCGGCATACAACGCAAGCGAGGGATCGGCATCTATCTCTGAATGCACATTGGTATCTCACGGAAGCACAGTGTTCACCAGCACCGGACCGCATCTCAGCACCAAGACATCGGATCAATTATTCTTTAGTGGATCTATCGATGGCGCAACAGTGTCATTGAAAGCTAGGGCAACATCGGGAACCGGCACAGTGGTCAGCGTGTACAGAATTGGATTGTTGCGTAATCCAGGAACAGCACCAATTGATCCGGCCAGAGTAAGAGTATACATTAATGGGATAAAGAAAGATCAATTTTCCGATTATCTAGTGAACATCGACACCAAAGCAATTACTTTTATCGTTGCTCCCACCCCGGGGGATCTGATTGCCATATCCACTCTAGTGGGCACGCATTATTTTGACAAAAATGATCAGATAGTGTTACAACCAGACAACATGGCAGTAGACGGCATCACTCTAGCACAGGGAGATATAGTCACCGCAACCACGTTCAACAACGCCGTGGGAATGAATCAGAGAAGAGAAGTTTTCAAGGGCAACAGCTCGGGAGAGTTCTATCTCTTTGGCACTCCCTTGAACAATGATTATGTCTTTGTTTGGTTGGATGGAGAGGTGCTGGTACAAAATTTTGATTGGACGTTGACAGGAAATAAAATTACAATAGGCAGATCAATGCACTCTAATCAAAGGATAGATGTAATGTATTTTGCCGTTGAAGGAAATAATTTCTCAACAGGATTTAGAATATTCAAAGACATGCTAAACAGAACATTCTACAAGAGAATTAGTCAAACCAACACAACCAAGCTGGCATCTAACCTACTATTGAATGACAAAACAATCACAGTGGTAGATGGCAGTGTGTTGAAAAAAACAGATGGCAGCTCATTACTCCCTGGAGTGATCTTCATTGGTGATGAGAGAATAGAATACCTGTACAAGGATGGAAATGTTCTATCTAATATAAGAAGGGGTACCCTAGGCACGGCGATAAAAAATCATAGTGCTGGAACAGAAGTAGTTGATTCATCTGGACAACAGACTGTGCCTTACGCTGACACCATATACACCAAGAAACACATCGCGGATGGCTCAACCACAGCATTCATCACGTCCCAGCCGGTAATCTCTCCCAATGAGATTGATGTGTTTATTGGGGGTAAAAGATTACCATATCGAAATGAAGACAGCACCACTAACTTCCTAGTTGACGGCAGCACTGCGAACATCACACTTAATCAGCAACCTGCATCAGGTACGGAAGTAAAAATTATACAAAAAAGAGGACAGATATGGTATAATAGGGGTGTAACCACGGCTGCTGATGGTAAAGGATTGGGAAAATCCAATACAGCACAGGCCAAATTCATAGCAGGAGAACCAACAAATGTACCTGAATAAATACAACGAAATGACAGAACCAGCAAAACAAGAACCAACCAATGAAGCAATGAAAGAATCTAAGCCCCAAGATAATTCAGGGATCAAGGTAGAGGGACACATCAAAATATGGGATCCTAGTACAGGTGAGGTGATAGTGGATAAAAGAAATGCCATACACTACGAGAACATCAGTATTGCACTTGCCAATAGCTTGGCACATAAGACCACAGGATTCATACATGAGATGTCATTCGGCAATGGCGGAACAACAGTGGACCCAACAGGAATAATTACGTACCTGACTCCAAACACCTCGGGCAGCAACGCCACTCTTTACAATCAGACATATTATAAAGTGGTAGACAATAACTCTACCTCAAATAAGGACACTACCAGAAACAAGATGGAAGTGAGACACACTACCGGAAATAAATTTTCTGATATAATCGTTACCTGCACATTGGACTACGGCGAACCAGCCGGACAGGCTGCCTTTGACAACACCACCGATTTCAATGACACCTTTGTGTTTGATGAATTGGGATTAAAATCTTGGGAAGGCACTGAGAATGGCACCACTAACAAATTATTGACACATGTGATATTTCACCCCGTGCAGAAGAGTTTGAATAGATTGATACAGATAGATTACACGTTGAGGATACAGTCACTAACAACATTTACGGAATAATTTAGA